TCATTTGCTCCGAGTATTCAGGTCGGCAAGCTGGCGTTGGTCGGATTCCCTATATCGCTCATCCACACCTTCCAGATGTGCAAGGCTTCTTTTCAGCTCTCCATTCCAATAAATCTGACCCGTTTCGGTCTCCATTCGCTCAATGCCGGCACAAATGCAGGATAGCAGGTCAAATGTAGCCTTTCGGCTATCCATCTGCAAAATATACCGTTCTCGGCGCTGTTCATCGTCCTTTTCGCGTTTCTTTGCAGCACGATCGGCAGCTCCCTTGATAAGGATTTGATTCACAGCAAAACTAATCGCTCCACCCAGAAGTGTTCCAAGAAAAGCAATTACCGCTAAAAGCCACGCCGGAACGGCGACAGTGACTGTTTCAGCTGTCCCTGCAAGCACCTACATCCTCCTTTCAGTCCTCCGGCTGTGTCAGCAATTCGATCCATCTCGTTACGGGGAGACGATCCAAGAGCCAATCCACAAGCCGCTTAAGCATTCTTCAGTACCTCCAGCCCAGACTTTGCAGCATTAAACGCTGTCTGGACTGCTTTGCGAATCAAATCGTCCGTCACAAGAAAACGAATCGGTGCAGGCACCTTTTCACGCAGCCAAGACACAACGACTGCCAGGCGTGCCTCGCCCAGTTTGGTGCCAACGAACTCCTTCTCCGCTTTGGAGATGGCATCGATTGCCCACTCGATCAGGAGCGCCTTGTATCCGAAGCGGATAGCCACAACGGTCAGAACGGAAATCATCAGGATCACAGCGACCGCCGTAACGATGTTCATAATGCTCATAGATTGAATTTCCTTTCCTTAAATCAGCTTAAAAAGAGCTGCTTTTGTCTTTGAACCAACGATGCCATCAACGGTCAGGGAATGCTTTTCCTGAAATTCCTTGACCATCTTCTCCGTGTTTGCACCGAAGATTCCGTCCTTGTCGATGCCGAGCGCCCCCTGTAGAACCGAATTGTAGATGCGCTGCGGAAAAGCGCTGGTGGACTTTTTCAGGTTTCCGGGGCCAAAGAGTTCTGCGGCCCAGTTCGCTGTGTACGCCGTAGACCCTGCCACATTGGGAATAGCCCACAGTCGGCATTGCTGCACGCTTTTCAAAATCTTCGATGAAGTGCATTTCATGGAAACGCTCTTCAAAGGGATCCCAACCGCCCAGTTCCCCGGATTTGATTTCCAGGACATTCAGGCGCTTGTACTGGCCCGTTCTCAGAGCCAACTGGATGTATCCCTTGTAACCCAAAACGAATTGCGCCTTGAGACACGCCGGCTCAATCACATTACCCTGCCGGTCACGTTTTGCTTTGGATTTGAACGGCACCAAGTAGAACTGGCCCAACTGCGGGGAGGGCTGCAAGAGCAGGCTTTCGCCCAAAAGGGCACCCGCCAAAATAGTACCCGCATCGCACTCCTGCAAGGTAGGGTTAACTGCCACAGCAGAAGTGATATTTGCAGCGAATCGTGCCGCGCGTACCGGGTCGCCTAGGGTATTATTTATGAGGTTTTTGTATTTCTCGGTCTGCATTGCCTGAGAGAAGTGCAATTTCTGCGGCTGCATAGCTTTAGCCATTATCGCTTACCTCCTCGTTCTCAATGCCGACGGAATCCATATGCTTCTGGATTTCGTCGATTTTTTCATTTACGAAAGACTTCAGCTCCCGGAGCTGGGTCAATGTACCGCGGCACTGGAATGTGCGGCCCATGAAAGCAAACTTGGCGGTCATGACCTGTTCCTTGCTCTCCTTCTGGGTCTCTTTGACCTCCTGCTCATCCATAACCGGAGGCTCGGTGCCCATGACCTGCGGCGCGGCCAGCTCTTCCTCCACCGCATCCAGCACTGCCGACTCGGCTTCCTGCGCACGGAGCTGGGCTTCAAGACGTTGTTTCCGTTCAGCTTCCTCGCGGGCCACACGGTCTTTGCGCTGGCTCACGCTGTTAATGGCAACAGCCAAACTTCCGCACAGCTTATACTCGGCCATGATCTCCGGGGCATTTTCCATGCCGTTGATGCAGGCTACGTCAGCCGCAACCTTTTCCACATACTCCTTGGCCTTGGCTTTCAGGGATTTCAGGCTTGCGGTCAACGTGACTGCAACGCCGACATCCTCATAGGTGACCCACTCAACGCCGCTGGCCTTGACCATCTCAGCAAAGTAATCCTTGACCTTTTTTTCCTTGTCGGCTTTCAGTCCGGCTTCTACGTCCGTGATTTTGCCCTTCAGCGCTTCATCTGCCGGGCCGTACACGTCCGTAACGCATTCTTTGTAAACCTCGTCGAAGTCCTCAAACGGCTGCATGATCTGCTTCTTCACGGCCATGCGCCGGGCATCCAGATCCTTGCGGTCACGGTTCAGCGCCGCCCGGCGCTCCTTGACAACTTTGAGGGTTTCTTCCGTGCAGGCCAGCGAAAGCGCCTCCTTGACGGACTCCTGAGCCTGTGCTTTGATGCTGTGCAGCTGCTCCTTGATGATAGGAAGCTGCTGCACCACAATCAGACTATCTGCCAACGCCGTGGTCTGATTGGTGGTAGTAATTTCCTTTTCCATGTGTACCTCCTGATTCTCTGTATAGAAAAACGGCAGTAGGAACGCTCCTGACCGCCGCTTCGTACCTGTTGAAAAAATCAACCGATTATGCTACAATATGGTTGTGTGTGGTGGAGACCTGCATTTTCCGGCTTGATGTTCCTGCATCAAGCGCCAACGGAATGTGTGGGTCTCTATCCATTTGTAGCGCGCTGGCCGTTCTGGTCAGCGCTTTTTTCGTGTGCAGCGAGTATATCCCACACCGAGAGCTACCCTGTAATCTGGCGCTCAGCGGTGATTTTAGGCTGTGTGATAGTCCTGATTCTGCGGGGCTTTGCGGGTGCTCGGAGCCGTTTTCCGAACTCCTTGACGTAACACTTCGCGCCGTACCCCACTTCGATTGCCGCTGGATCTGTAATGACCCTGTGACACCGAGCGCACCTTGTCATTCTTCTTCTTTCCTCCAAAAAGCGCCTGCATCTGCAGTTCGTGCATCAGGCGGGATGCAATAATGATTGCACCAACAATGAGAATCCACTCCCCGCCGATTGCCCAGTAGCCGCGCCAGCGATATGTACTGGGCAGCTGCCACAAGGCCATAAGCTCACCGGAAATTACGCCGGCCAGCGTGTCCAGCAGTCCAACAACGACCCAGCCCATCACGGTCAAATGCCTTTCTTTGCGTTTCATTTCAGGTTTGCCCCCTTCATGTAGGTTTCGATCAGTGCCCACTTGCGAACATCCATCGGCTGGTGAACAGCATCTTCCAGTGCTTCTTCGGTTCCGCAGCGGTCACAAATCGTGATGCCCGGAACTTGACGGGAAAGAGCATTGCTGTGCAAGCGCATCTTCATGGTCTGCTTTCCGCATCGAGGGCACGGAAGCACCTGCGCCATTTCGGCGGCAGCATCCTGCACATCCCGATATGTTGCAAAAACTTCGTCCAGCAGCATCCTCTCGGTGTGCGCCTGAATCATTTGCGCCATCTTATGAAACATCCCTTTCTCCTTCCAGCAGCCCTACCATTGCGTTCCACACCTTGTCCGTGTAGGCTGTGCTATATGTGCCAGCAGACCAAGCCTTTTTGGCTCCGGCTGTGCCAAGGTTATAGGCCATCAGAGCGCAATTCACATTGCCCTCGTACTCGCTGAGATACATACCCAGCATATAGCACCCAGCCTGAATGTTCTGGCGGGCATCCATCAGATCCGTTATGCCAAGTTCATCTTTGAGCCACCCGGCGTTTATGCTGTTTATCTGCATCAAGCCATAATCCCCGGTAGAGCTGCGCGCCGCCGGGGTAAAGCCGCTCTCGACCTGCATGACGGCATAAGCCAGTTCCAAGGGCACATCGTAGAGGTCGCACATTTTCTCCGTGTAAGACTGTAGTTCCGCATCCAGCGGCACCTGATATGTAACCGGCTCATACGGAACCGGGTCCTGACGAACGCATTCAACCTGCTCGATCTCGGCCACCACCGGTACCATAACCAGCGTTTCAACCGGCGGCTTCTGCTGGAAAGCGAACGCCGCGGCGATGTTTCCGACCACCAGAAGCTGCGCCGCTGCCGCCGCTGCCAGCGGCACGAGCGTTTGTGCTTTCATCCTCCCGCACCTCCTCCAAAAGACCAAAACGTTCCATCGCATACCGCCGGGGCACCCGGCCGGGAAACGTGAGGTTTCCCCTTGCTTCCAGTTCCTGATTCATTTGCTGGATGTACTTATATGCCCGGGACTTGCCACAGCCAACCAGTTCCGCAACCTCTGCACAACCGATGAAATACGACTCTTTGCTCACGACTGCCGTCCCCCTTTCGAAAAACGCATATTGTTCATTGCCACATTCAGGTCGTTGGCCAAACGCATGATTTCGTCCCATTCGGCTTGCTCGCTCTCAGCGATCTGGCCATCTGCGGCGATTTCTACCATTGTCTCCCGCTTTGCACAGAAGCGCTGAACCGCCGCCAGAACGCCCAGCACGGCTTCCGGCAGGTCTTTCAACTGGATCTCAGGCACGACCCGTTTGCCGAGATCTGATGTCAACCGCAGATGCTGCACGGCCAGATATGGGGCTTGATACACGTCACACATAGCGCTCGCTACATCGCTGGGCACTGGACGCTGGCTCTGCTCATAGTCCCGCAGGCTGTCAACCGACACGTTCAAAAGCTGCGATGCTTTTTCCTGCGTAAAACCAGCAGATTTCCGCGCATTTTTGTAAATATTCTGGCTTTCAATCGCCATTTTTTCACGCCGTCCTTTCTGGTATACTTGAGATGTAGGTTAGCTCCGGTACGCCACCCCGCTGATGTTCAGGCACTTTTCGATTGCGCCCTGGACGTTCTCGGACGGCACCAGCACACCATTGACGACTTGGCTGATATGCGAGCGAGAAAAGCCCGTTTCCTTTGCCAGTTCCGTAACGGTCATATCGTCATGGTCGATCATGGCCTTCTTGACAGCCACGCACCAATCCGGCATCGTAGTCTTTTTCATGTTTTTTCTCCTTCCTAACAAAGATTTATCTAACAAGTGTATTGAACACTTGTTAGATTTCTGATAAAATGAAAGAGCCAGTACCCACCATTCAACGCGTTCCCCTGTCGTTAAGCGAAGCTGTCATGGGAGCGGCGCTATAACTGCACAGCATCCAACTTGCGGCTGTTGTCCGCTATGCTTTGCAGCGGCGCTTGTCTTTAGGAGGTCAACGTTCATGGTTCGTATTGCGTGGTACGAATGAACCCCTTTGCTGAGAGGTTCTGGGGGAACGCGCTGAATGGTAAGCGCTGTACCCTTTCACTTAACATTTGTTCTGTACAAGTGTATTATAATCCATCAATTGCAACGTTTCAAGATGTTTGAGCATCAATTGATGGATTTTGTGAGGATACACAAAATGACAACCGAAAATTTGTATGATTCCATCGCCCTTGCGGAAAACATCAAAATTCAGGCAAAGGCACGCAATATCCAGCTGAAGGATATGTACGCCGAACTCGGAATGAGCAAAGGCGTTCTTTCAAACTTGCGAACCGGTCGCATGATTGCCGCCGACAGTCTGGCGCGCATCGCTGACTACTTGGACTGCTCCATGGACTTCCTTATGGGGCGCACCGTTGACCCCGCTGTGCAGCGTATGGAGTTAACAGATGAAGAACGCCAAAAGGTTACGGATTTCCTTCAGTTCATTCTGAGCCAACGGAAATAATACTCAGAGCCGCTCCGATGGCTCTATTTTGCGTTTTCTATTCTTCCGCAGGGAATTTGCCGTCCGATAGGATATGCGGCTCAAATCGCTTCTCTGTGGACATTTGTTCGATTTGGTGAAATCAGCCATCAATGACGAAGTGCGCACCCTCGGTGATAAGCACCGTACCGCGATGCTCGTCATTGACGATGGTTGTCCGTTTGCCGATGTACTCAGCTGGCAGTTCGCCTCGCTTCACTCGTTCAAGGTTGTACGAAGATGCTTCCCAACGTCCCTTGTAGGACTCTGGGATCTTGCGCCACTCCGCTTTTGTGTAGTGGCGCATCAGGTCTGCCCCCATTCTTCCCCGACCAGCTCCATCCAACCGAACGGTTCGCAGTACCACCAGCTGGATGCACCATTCTCGGTGAGCTGCACGACATCGGACACGCTCATGCTATGGCCGGAGAAATTGGTAGGTCGATTTGGCCCGTTGAAGAGCGCGAACAGACGGAGGAGCATCCTGCCCACTTCCGGGACAGACGGAATCTCACCGCCGTATACCCGGCGGTAGTTCTCCCGGTGGATGCCGCCCAGCTGTGCGGCCTGATCGGATGCCATGAACCGCAGTTTTACCTGCTCCATGGTGTCCTCTTTCAGCTGGTAGATCTCATACTTCATGTTGATTGTCCTTTCTGTGTCTTGAGGTCAAAAGTCTTTTTTGTATCTCGGATGCTGGGAAAGTTCATCCATGCGCTCAAGCGCAACACGCTGCCCTTCGGGGGACATGATTCTGAAATAGCGAAGAAGCTGCTGTTCCTCTCCGGACAAGCTGTTGTCCTCGTATTCCCCAACTTCTAACCAGCGAGCATCAACGCCCAAGGCATCGGCAAACTTTTTGATGGTCTCCGGCTTTGGATTTATGATATTTCGTTCGTACTGGCTAATAGTCTGCGGCGTTACGCCCATTTTCTCGGCCAGTTCCGCTTGTGTCACGCCTTGGCGTTCCCTCGCAATCTTGATTCTGCTGCCGGTGCTCTCTCCTAGCCCCATGGATGGAAGAAACGCACCAACCGGCATTTCAAGTGCATCTGCTATTCTTTTTAGCATTTCGATTTTCGGAACGATCTTTCCCGACTCGTATTTCCGCACTGCCGAATCAGCCATGCTGCATTTTTCGGCAAGTTCTTTTTGCGTCAGCCCTCGAATCTTGCGCATCGCCTTGATTTGTTCACCTATCGACATTCTTGTCACCTCCTTTAGCTTGCGGTGTTGGTTCCCGCGACCATCTTCGTGATGCCACGAAAATGGTTTCGGCCGATACCAGCGGCCATCATCAGGCGGGTTATTCTTTCCAGTTGCGGCCTGCACCAATCGATGCATCCCGGATGGAGAGGATTTTGTTCTTTCCTGTGCGAGTGCTGCGGAACTCCTGCATCGCTTCCCGAAAGGCATCGTCTTCAGCCAGTTCCCACGACTCAAAGTGGTAATACCGAATCTCGCCATCCTCGGCCTGATATTTAATTTCAATGTTCACGGCTCAAGCCTCCTCGATCTTCACGCACTTGATGCTGTTGCGAAGGTACTTTCGCCCCCGGAGTGCTTCACAAGCGGCGCACAGTTCATCGACCTTGCACCGCAAGAGGATGTCCTCGATCTCGCTGCTCCCCTGCCGGTTATCATATGCAGCCTTAATAGCCGCTGCCCGGTCGTCATCCAGCAGGATGTTCATGCAGGTCTCCCCTTCCTCGCCCTTCACGCGGCTGTCGTAGGTGAAAATGACATTCTTCATGGTTTAAGCTCCTTTCTCATAGCTTCCGAAGGTTCGCATACTGGCGAAACAGGTCCTGGATGTATGCCCGGTGGATGGTTGAGCAGAACCACAGCTCCGCGTTTCGGCCAGCCCGGATGGGAGGAATCCAATTCGCCATTGTAACAACATCGGAGTCGTACTCCATCGGCGACTGCTTGATGGTGGCGGCCAGAACCCGAAGCACACGAGCGATTCCGTATTTCGGAATCATCTCCTCGACGTTGAGACGGGTCATCTCACCGGCCAGAGCTTCGAGCTTCTTCCGCTCCGCTATCCACTCCGCCCGGCTTTCCGCCGGGATCGTGGCAAGCTGCTTCATGAGTTCTTTGTCAAACATCGTTCTTCTCCTCCTCAACGACCCATCCGGCACAATAGCCGGGATTGCGAAGCCTTGCCTTTGCAAGTGCTTCATCGAACGTCCGGGCACGAACCCGGACAGGCGGCAGGTCGCCGCCCACGATTTCCCATGTAGCCATGGGTGCTACAAATCTCTCCATGTTGTGTTTCCTTTCCATCTAACAGGTGAATGAATCACTTGTTAGATATATTATAATCTCACAAAAGTGAGATAGCAATACAATATTCTCATTTTTGTGAGATTCATGCTTTTGCACAAAAAGGTGGTGTTCTATTTGTTGTTTTGGGAACGTTTTTATCGGATGTGCGAAATCCGCGGAACAAAGCCAAATCCGCTTGCCAAAGAGCTTGGCATCTCATCTGGAGCCGTCACACGCTGGAAGAATGCAGAAGATCCTCCGTCTGGAAAAACGCTCATGCTGCTTGCGGACAAACTGGACTGTTCCGTTGACTACCTGCTTGGCCGCACCGATGATCCTGTTCTTCACCAGTTGGATTCGTCATCGTCGTCGGCTATATAACGTGCGCGCCCGCGCGTGATGAAGACGATAGTCTTCATATCTTCTTATTCTTTTTCTTCTTCTTTTCTTAAGAAGATGGGTTTTTTCGGTTTTTAAAAAACCCAATGGGTTTTCACATTTCACGCGCATTTGGAAAAACCATCGATTTATCAAGAACTATCTCGCATTCAATTTTGATATTTGACCTTCAAATTTGAATTTTCGACCTTGAATTTCACTTTTATGTTCGTGTTTTTCAAAACCCATCAAAACCCAAAAAAGCGAACGTAACCGAAAAAACCCATTCGGTTTTTTCGGTTTTTGAGAAAGGCGGGGTTTACACCCCGCCAGGAACCACCTTGGAGATAACAAGCCTCCCGGCGAATCGCTGAAACTTTTCCGGCGAGCGGAACAGCTTCTCGAAATAGGCTGCATCTTCTTCCCGCAGATCCGTGAAGTCCTCCGCCGAAAGTCCAACTACCAAGAACGTGCCGGCAATGATGTCGTAGGGCTTACCGTTTTGGTATAAGGCTCTGTTCAGTTCGAGCCCGCAGCACTTGCCCTCCTCATTGCAGATCAGGCCGACCGGGCGGCGTTCATCCGGGTAAATCACCTCAATATAGCCGCCCACGAGGCTCTGCAGGCTTGCAAGTTCGTTGGCAACGTCAATGCGTTCCGGGGCTTTGCCCGGCTCAATTTTCAGTGCTTTCATGGCTTAATTCTCCTTTCTTGCTTTCAGCGGTTCGCCATTCCATGCCACACAGTACGGGTGTGCATCCAGATCAGTGCCGTGCATCCAGCCGCCCTGCACAGCCATTGCGGCTTCCACCCGGTACGATTCCCGGGTGTGGCTCCGCTTGACGTTCTTGTACAGAGCCCCGCCGTGGGACTTCTGGAATGCTTTGGCTTCATCCTCGGTCTTAAAAAACTTGTTGCAATACATAGTCAGTCCTCCTGTGTTTCAAAGGTGTTGGTTTCGGTCATGCTATTGTGGTTCAGTCCTCCTTTCTGTTCAGCTGGTACCCAGTGCCGCGATAGCTGATGATGTACCGGTGATCCGGCGTGCGGAACACCTCAATGCGCTTCTTGTCCACGTTCTTGATGCCCAGTTTCCGGCGAATGAACGGAACGGCAATCTTGATGGTTTGGGCGTTGGTCATGTCCTTATTCTGGCGGCTCGGGCATTGTGCATAGCGGCGCATCCGTACCTTGCTAACGGCTTCCGCATCCGCTTCTGTGCCATAGAACTTGTTGGAATCTCCATATCCATTCACTTCGTAGAAGCGCTGGCTGCTGACCGGCTCCAGGCGGTTATTCCAAATCGTGTTGACGCAGTAAGCTACATCCCGACGTACGTTCTCTTTCTCGGCCACACGGCCGACAAACAATTCCGTTCCCTGCTTATCCCAGCCATCGGAAAAGGTTCGAAGCAGAACTCGAATTATCTCCGTACCGTTGGTCAGATCAACCTTGGCGGTTTCACCTTGGCTCCCACTCATGCTTGCTGCGTTGAAGTGATATCCACGCGCCAAGTACTTGCTTACTTCAGCGGTGAACATTTTGTTGATGTCTGCATACGTCATAATCGAATCCCCCTTATCGAACAATTGTACAACCGGCGTATTTAAAGTTCTTTGCCGCCACTGCAACTTCGGACAGATGCTTTGCAAACTCTGCTACTCTCTCCGGGTTTGCTTCCGGGCAACTGGCCGAAATGCTAATCTGCACCTTTTCGCCTGAAACCAAGCCAACTTCGATGCAATCATCCAGCGTGTCAATCTGCTTTGTGAAATCATGCATCGCCCGGCTCAATTCGCTGTATTTTACTGTTCTCATTGTCCTGTCCTCCATTGGCCCTTGCAATCTAACAAATGTTTGATTGTGATTATATAATAATCCAACACTTGTTAGAGGACAAGACCGCAAAGCAAACATTTGTTAGATTTCAGCACCGTGCACAAGATTCTTAGAAGAAAGCTGGTAAAACGTATGACGGTTACAGTACAACGCATCGTCGATCTGACCGAACACTATGGCACATCAGGCGCTTTTATAGCGCGCCTATGTGGGAAAAGTCGTTCCCTGATTGCTGGTTGGAAGGACGGTAAGGCAACTCCAACGGATGCAGACCTTTCTATCATTGCGGACCTCTACGGGGTGTCCGTGGCCTACCTGCGCGGCGAGGTAGACGCCCCTGCATCAAACGTCAAAAATGCTATGCAGCAACAACTTATGGACAGTGTACAAGGCCTGACCGATGATGAAATGCGAAAGGTTATAGAATACGTTCGCTTCCTGAAATTTCTGGATGCAGAACAAAAGGCAGACCCCCAATAAGGGAGCCTGCCCATGCTGAAAGATGCGTTACTGCTCCTTCAGCTGCCCGATGTACTCAAGCACCTGCCGGATCTGTTCAGGGGGTAAATCCTTGATTTCGTCCCGCAGAACTTCATCCAGCACTTCTCCGTGCTTCGGGTGTTCATCCGATGCTGCCATGTGCCATCACTCCTTCCCGGCTTACAGATAGGCCATTGAAAGAGTATGACATCTGTACTTTGCATTTCCAGCTTTTGGAAACATATACCAATGCTCGTGATAAAATAACAGGAAAGGTTATGGTGTGATATGGGATTCAGGTATAGAAAAAGCATTCGGCTTGGTGGTGGGTTCCGCATCAATATTTCTGGTAGCGGTGTTGGATACTCATGGGGTGTTCCCGGGTATCGAATCACCAAAACAGCGAACGGAAAAATCCGGCAAACCGCCTCCATCCCGGGAACCGGACTGAGTTATTCGACCGAGGAATCCATTTATAAATCTGCACGAAAAAGCGCTCTAAAAGAAGAACCATATACAGATACGGAAGTTATTCAATCTACCGACCGCGCAGACTATAAAAATTCCGACTTCAAGGCGCTTATGAAGCGAATCAACCGGGTTTGCTTTCTCAATAAAGCCTCACTTATCGTTGGGGCTATCGGCCTGCTCGCTTTCATCGTTCTTCATACACCGCAGCGGCTTTTCCTGACCATTTTGTCATTCATCGTATTTCTCTATGCCCACTATATTGCTCCTGTAAATTTGGAATACGACTTCACCGATGAACAGTTTGATGCCTACGAAGAATGGTATAACGCCTGGCGTAAATTATTTGCCTGTGATGCCGTTTTCTATGTACCCGAAACCCACACCAACAGCAGCGCAAAAAAGAATGGCGGTGCCGAGAAAACCGTATCCGAAGAAAAAGCTCTCGGAATGCCTGCACTCCCCTATTTTCTCAGAACAAATGTGCCTGTTTTTTCGGCCGCTCTGAATAAGAAGGAGTCCATTTATATTTTCCCGGATAAGGTGTTCTATCTCCACAATAGCAAAATCAGCGCATACGACCTTTCGGAGGTCTCTTTCAATGTCGATTCTGTCAACTGTGTCACGGATCAGGAGCATCTACCGGCGGATAGCAAGGTGGTCAAAGAAACTTGGCTCCGGGTCAATGCCGATGGTTCCCCCGACCGACGCTATAAGAACAACAAGAAATGCCTTGTCTGCGAATACGGCAGACTGCGCATCCGCTCTGACAGCGGACTAAATATTTATTTTCTGCTTAGCAATTCCGACAACGTAGACCAGTTCAAGGCAATTCTTCCACAATAAAAAAAGACCCCGGCCATTATAAAAATGGTCGGGGATTTATAAACTCTTCAGGAGGTATATTCGATGCCCTGCTATAAAGACGAAAAAACGGGAACTTGGTATTGCCAGTTTCGATATACTGATTTCACCGGAGCGCAGAAGCAAAAGCGCAAGCGCGGCTTCAAAACCCGCCGCGAAGCGCAGGAGTGGGAGCGGGAATTTCATCTGCAGAAAGCCAAAAGCTGTGATATGACACTTGCCAGCTTTGTGGAGTTATACTTCAACGACCGGGAGCATCATGTCCGTGGCACCACAATGGACACTAAGCGAAACATTTTTGACACCAAAATTGTTCCGCTTCTCGGAAATCGGAAAATGAACGAAATCACAGCCCTGGACATTCGAGACTGGCAACAGCGGGTCAAGGAGATGGGCGAAGCCACTGGTCTGCCTTATGCGGAAACGTATCTCTATACCATTCATGCACAGTTGACTGCCCTCTTTAACTATGCCCAGACATTCTACGGTCTGCAATTCAATCCGTGCGATGCAGCCGGCTACATGGGGTCCTCTATCGCCGGTGAAATGCTTATCATCACAAAAGACCAGTACGAGATTTTACGAAAAGAATTTCGCAATGAGGCCTATCTTCTGGCATTTGATATTCTATTCTGGACAGGATGCCGTGAAGGTGAAATGTTGGCGCTGCTGCCGAAAGACCTGACTGACGATGACCAGTTGCGAATCTATAAAACTTATCACCGGAAAAAGGGTCAAGACATTCTCGGTCCCACCAAGAATAGCAAAAAGGGCGGCAACAGAAATGTGCCTATCCCCCATTGGCTGGCAGAAGAATTTCGTACCTACTGTTCTAAACTATACGGCCTGACCCCAGATGACCGGGTATTTTACATGACCTGTACAGCCCTTAACAAAGAATTGACCCGCTGCACCCAGATAACCTATCTGCCGGACATTCGTGTCCACGATCTTCGGCACAGCCACGTTTCTCTCTGTATCGAACTTGGGTACTCTATTGTTCTGGTGGCCAAGCGGATCGGGGATACTGTTCCTGTTATCATGCGGACATACGCTCATCTGTACCCCAATAAGCAGCAGGAACTCGTGTCAAGGCTGGAAACTCTCAGTACTTCCTCTTCCTCCAAGGATGAATCCGATTTGATGCCACTCGTCTAA